TAGGAGCATCTACATTGGGTGGACCTATATTCTTGACAGATGATGAAGTTGACGACCTATTGGGAGACAAAAACGAAAAGCATAGACATAACCTTTTAAAATGAAGACAAAAGTAATATACGTCGATATAGACGAAACAATATGCGAGACACCGGACAATCCGAGAATATACGAAAACGCAAAGCCAATAAAGAAGAACATAGAGAAGATAAATAAGCTTTATGATGAGGGCCACACAATCGTATACTGGACCGCACGCGGAAGTAGAACAAACATAAATTGGTATAGTCTTACCAAAAGACAACTCGAAGGATGGGGTGCCAAGCATCATGAACTGAGAGTGGACAAACCTTATTATGATATGTTTGTAGATGATAAAAATTTTAGGATAGAAGAGATATGAAGATTATATCACATCGAGGAAACTATAACGGAGTATATCCCGAAAGAGAAAACAAGCCTTCGTATATAGATACTGCATTAGCCATGGGATACGACGTCGAAATTGACCTCAGAATTCTAAACGGTAGGCTATACCTCGGACATGACACGCCTGATACCGAAATATCGGAAAAGTGGATCGAGTTGAGGAAAGAAAATCTATGGATACATTGTAAAGACTTAGATTCTGCTAGATATTTAAAAAATATGGATATAGGGGCCAAATATTTCTGCCACTCAACCGAAGAATTTGTGCTTACGAGCACTGGACATATTTGGGTTCACAATCTAAAGCTTGAATTGGACGAGACCTGTATAATACCTCTTTTAGATGTTGAGAGTATAGAAGAATATGATATGAGCAGAGTATTTGCCATATGTACCGATTTCATAAACATATGTAAAAGCAAAGGAATAAAATGAAAAACATACAATTGATAATACCTATGTCCGGAATGGGCAATAGATTTTTAAAAGCCGGGTATTCCGATCCTAAGCCACTTATAGAAGTGGACGGATTTCCGATGATAAAGCATGTAGTCGGACTTTTTCCAGGTGTGACCGACATAACTTTCATCTGCAACGAGCGACATTTGAGTCAAACCAATATGAGACAGATATTGGAATCAATCGCACCAGGATGTAGTATACGTGAAATACCATGTGGTAACAGAGGTCCGGTAGAAGCAGTGATGAAGATATCGGACTTTATAAAAGACGATCTCGAGACTATAGTAAGTTATTGCGACTATGGAACAAAATGGGACTTCAATCTATTCATATCATCTGCGAGAGATTCTTCATTGGATGGATCCATCGCATGCTACAGAGGATTCCACCCACACATGCTCGGTAGTGACAACTATGCGTTCTGTAGAGAGAAAGATGGCCTTCTTCAACAGATAAAGGAGAAAGAACCTTTTACCGATAATAGGATGGAAGAGTATGCATCTAACGGAACATACTATTTCAGGTCAGGTAAATATCTGAAGAAATACTTCCAAGAGCTCATAGACTTGGAAATATCAGTCAACGGGGAATTCTATGTGAGTTTGGTGTACAACCTTCTCGTAAGAGACGGACTAAAAGTTGGAATATTCGAAATAGAAAAGATGTTGCAATGGGGAACTCCTTATGATTTGGAAATCTACAAAAGTTGGTCTAGATACTTCGGAACCGAGATGGACGATACAGAGGCACGTAATCCTTTTGGAACCACACTTATACTTCCTATGGCAGGAAGAGGTAGTCGCTTTTCACAAAAAGGTTACGAACTTCCAAAGCCGATGTTGGAAGTAGATGGTGAGCCTATGATAGTAAAGGCGGTACAATGTCTTCCTAAATCTGACAATAATGTTTTCATATGTCTTGAGGAGCATCTGGGAAGATATTCTTTAGAAGAGACGTTGAAAGATAGATTCAACGGTGAAATAGTCTCCATAGAGGGAACCACCGAAGGACAAGCATGTACTTGCGAGATTGGAATTATACAAGCGAACGTGAACATAGAGTCACCGATAATGATATCTGCCTGTGACAATGGTGTTTCCTACGACAAGTCGAGATATATGGATATGGTCGAAGACGAATCTATAGACATCATAGTTTGGTCTTTCAGAAACAACCAGACTAGTAAAGTCAATCCTAATATGTATGCATGGCTTGAAGTGGATTCGGAAGGATATATCAAACACGTATCATGTAAGAAATTCATATACGACGATCCTCTGAATACACATGCCATAATAGGAACTATGTTCTTCAGAAAAGCCAAATACTTCATGGATGGTCTAAAGAAAAACTTTGATGAATCCATAACCACCAACGGTGAATACTATGTAGATGACGTAATAAACCAGAATATAAAGGATGGACTTAAAGTTAAAGTATTCGAGGCCGACAGCTATATATGTTGGGGAACACCAGACGACTACATGACATATAACTATTGGAAAGAGTATTTCTCCTTATGAATAAAAATATAAATGTAGAAGATGAACTCTCAAAATTACTCTCTGACGAAATTGCAAAGAGTATAGATTTAGAAATAGGTAATAACCTTAAAAACTACGTCTGGTCCAAATCTTGGAAGAGAAAGAACTCTATCAAAAAACTTTATAAGAAGATTAAAGACGTTGAATAATCTGAGGTATCGCACCAAGTTCCAACACTTTCGACTGGTTCAGCATGAACTCTATGTCATAGAAGTTGAAATGAAAGTTCATCGTGAAGTCTTTTGCCTCTACCTTCTGTTGTGAATAGTTGAAGGTATTGTCAGAAAGGTTCTTTAGTATTATCTCATAGAATTTTATCACGTATATCGCGTCTCTGTGTATATCCACACACGTTATTGTGAATGGATTCACGAATGCATTTTCTACGTCGAGATAGTGCTTGGTCACAATGTCAAACATTAACCAATAGTTCAGATCCGCATCTACAGACCTGAAGGTAACCTGAAGATCATGCGTGGTAACTATATCCTGTACATTCTTCGCAGGTTTGAATTGTCTCTCTTTTCCTCTCATCACGATTTGCTTCGGCATATCGAAATTTATTCCAGGAAAGTTGACTGACTTTATTGTAGAATTAAGATAATCTATAACACTTTCATACTGAACCCAATTCTTTTCCAAGATTGGCTGATAGGTGTTTATAGTTTCTGGCTTTAAAAAATCCTGGGGTAAATTAAATAAAAATTGAGAGGACTGACTGGAAAGACGAATGGCTAATGGGACTATTTTTTATTTACAAATAATTGTAATTTTTTATCTAAAATTTCTGATATCTTATCAAATTCATCATATCTTATTCTTATCAGATTAACCGAGTTTTCAACACACCATTTATTTTTACACTCATCTCTTTTTAAGATTAAGTCAAATTCCTTTTCTCCACCAAATTCTTTAACAGGCTCGAAGTGTTGCAAACCATCAAATTCTAAACATGTGTTCATATCTGGTAAGTAAAAGTCAAAGTTAAGTCTATTGATATATTTACAATCGTCAAAACTCTTCTGTCTTATATATTTAATTTCATTTCTCTCTAAATAATTCTTTATATATTCCTCACCTTTAGAATTTTGTTTACACTCTGGACAACCCTGGCCTTTTAGATGTTTATGTATATTTTGTGAGAATATACCATGTTCTTTACATATTATATCAACTTTTATATCAACTCCTTCAAAATTTATTTTTGAATAGTCATACAAATCAAAATGTACTTTATTAAACTCTGATATTAAAACATCATTACTCCACTTACCTTTGCCAATACATATTGGACATCCATGTCCTAAATTCATGTGACCACTGACCGATTGTTTAAATATTCCGTGATCATTACATATTATATCAACTTTATCAGAATTACCATTAACTTCTTTTACCAAAGAATAATCGTATCTATCATTATGCTTTTCTTTTGATTTGTAAAGAAATAGATTTAAAGTTACTTTGTTTGGTGACATTCCTTTTAGGTGCCTATCAACTCTATATTCAAATATATCATTAGTCAATTTATTTACAATCTTAATCTTGTCTGTTGAATAATAAGTTTCCTTTTCTATTATGTAATCAAATTTATTATTATGTATAATAGATAATTTAGTTATCAATGATTTTGACTCTATTTTTGTAGGCTTCAATCCATCTAAATGATGGTTTGCGAATTGTTGATAAATCAATCCCGTCGACTTATCAATCACTTTTATCAAACTCTTTATTTTGATAATTTTATCATCTATTAAAGAATAATCATAATAATTTTTATTCCTGCAAAGATTTATAAATTCTTCTTTAGTTAAATTCCTATTACCATAACATTTTGGACAACCTTGTCCATCTCTGTGATTTTTTGGATTTTGAATAAAAATACCATGTTCCTTACATATAATATCAATTTTAGACCTCATATTCTTATATTCTACTAAAGAATAATCATATCTATCACAATGTCTTTCTATACAGCTTTTAATAAAATCATTAGTTGTTATCTTTCCCATATTATATATATTAAATATAATATGTCACCTTTTGTCAAATAACCACATTATCCTCCTTTTTTGGTCGGCTGAGTTTCACCGGTTATCTTTTTACGAGTAACTACCGCAGTTTCTTTAGGAAGCTTAGGATCGAGGTTGATTGCAGGATTACTAGCAAATGCTGCAGAATCTTTGTTGAGATCCTGAACGTTCGACAAGCTGTCGAATATTTTGAAAAGTCCGGTATATACCACAGAAGTATTGTTCTGATTGGTAGAAGTTATATAGAATATGTTTACTCCGGATTCATATATCTTCTTTATAGACATCACTTTGTTCTGAGGTATCTTGAAAACGACCGTACCCATCTTCAAATCTATATCTGAAGATTCGGACATAAGTGAAAATTCTTCCATAGCAGTGTCATTTTTAAATACAAGCTTTATCTCTCCTAATCCTGTCATGTCAAGATAGTTTGGTTGTATGTTACTTCCAGACGCTATGACAAATAATATCATGTTGTCGAAGGGATATATCTTTATCTGCATCTTTCCGTTTCCGAAGAAGGTGTTTCCACTCAATATCGCGTTCTCCGACTTTCCTATCAGATTGAACCGGTCGATAAGAACAGGATAAGGAACTTTTATTGTCTCGATTTTCACTCCGGAATTTCCAAGCAAGCTTGCTCCTGATCCCACTCCTCCACGTGCACCAGCTCCACCGTTTGCTCCTATTCCCGCACCAAAGGCAGCACCGCTACCTAAATCACCTTTATTCACTGCTATACCGACATTGAATCCGGCACCACTAGATAGTTTCTGGTTCTGCCTACCTCTTGGCTTAGTAGTCCTTCCCATAGCGTTTGTCACTCCTAAAAGAGAAGCATCTATGGCGTTCTTGACATTATATACCTTAGGCTTAGACGCATTGGAAAGATTTATCTTCAGCATATTCGTGCTGTATTTCGAAACTTCGTCTTGGAGAAGCCCATAAGATGCCCTTCTCATTATAGAAGATTCGTCTGCAGAATCTATCAACCTCATCTCTACGTCTATTATTGCAGTAGTGGTTGAGAACTTTATTATCGGTCTGTATTCTATGGGCTCATTGAAACCATCATATACACTGAACAATGTCGACTTGCCTCTTATATTCTGCTCATATGTGGTTACTTCATACTGCACGTAATATCTATTACCCATTCTTACCGAATCATCTATGAATTTTTTGAATTCTGCGATAGTGTCATTATATGTTCCGTATATCTCGAAGAAGTCTCCACCTGAGGAGTGCTTGACTACTAAAGCAAGTCTTTCGAACTCTGGAGCCTGTGGGACAGTAGTCGTCACCTTTCCTGATATGATATATGACTTTATACCATTCACCTTCTGTATTCCATCTATGAAATAGAAGTCTATGAATATCGGTGAAGTTATACTTAATCCTAAACCATTCGTTAGATTGTAGTTGATACTATTTTCTTTCGGAAGAATCCCTGAAGTCTGTGCAGCAACTTCGTTTGCAGCAGGAATATCAATGACTATGTTTTTACCCCATAGCTTCTCTTGGAAAAGAAGAGGTGGAGAAGAATAGTTCAGAAGAGGCTGCTGTACCACGTTTGTCATGTCGAAGTAGAAATTAGACAATTCGAAAGGATTGGTATTCGTAACATCTAATGTATACACCCTTATGTAGAATCCAAGATGCTCTCCAAACGTCCAGTTTATAGGAATATGAATCTTCAGAGTATCGTGTCTGATTGGTATGCTGGCTCCGAATTCCTTATATTGAAGGTATGAATAGTATTCCGGATCGACCACTCCGTATTTTCCGGAAACCGCATCTAGTTTGAATAGCTGGTTTTCGCTTCCTCTTACGTTTGTGTTTCCTGTATTACTCAGTTCTCCGGCGATATATGCTCTCCTGTTGTCTCTAGAATCTAGAAGTATCTTATACTGGTCACCTATCAGGTTTCCATCATTGTAGATATATTCGAGCAATATATTCTTGTCAAGCTTGACATATTTTGAAATCTTTGCCATCTCAGAAATTGAAATCTTTTCGGTATATATAAAAAAACAAGCCCCTCATATATTGAAATTAAAGAAGGCTAGAGAAATTCACTAGCCTTCTTTAATTTAATACTATCATCGAATAAGCCCCTCTTGTTTCAGTCTAGCCTGCACGATATATATTATTGTATCTTCTTCTAGATCTTGGTGTGCTTCGCATATACCTTTATACAATATCTGCTCTTCTATCGCAAGCTTCTCTATCTCTTTTTTTATAGGGTCTATGAATCTTTCTATCCTATTTCCCTCTTCCTCTAGGTCGGACATGACCTTAAAAATATTATTGACCGCGACATCCATAGAATCAGGAATCTTATTTTTACGGTTTTGCTTCAATCGATCTTCTATCATTTCGATGTCTGCCTGTGCCTTCGTAAGACACTTCATAGACTCTGATGCCAATTTATGATATTCATCGAGTTGGTTGATTAGCTTCAGATATGTCTTTTTTATCCTAATAGCACCTTGTAGATATTGCTCGTTAATCATTGCTGCTCTGCTTCTTTTTTTGGAATCACCTTTCTCTTCACAGTTGGTTTTTTTAATCCGGTTTTTTCTACTTCAACGGTATTTGGCTTAGGCACCCTCTTTTGTACTGGTTTCCTGACCGCTTTAGGTTTTTCGTAGACCATCTCCCTTATTTTGTTCGATATGATTTCTCTCAACGTTGCAGGATTCTTCAAAAGCTCACTTGTGAATTCTTCTGCGAGATATTCAATGATACTCTTTTCATATGAGTCTTCCATCATCTCTATGAAGTCTAATCTCGGTATCTTGTTTTCTAACTTTAAATCAAGACTGAATTCGACAGACCTTTTGACTCCTTTGAACATCGTTACTATAGGATCTACTTTGACCTGCCCGTCGTTCACCAGAACCTCACGGTCACTCTCTCTTATGACTTCTATCCTCTGAACTTCTTCTGCTTTATTCTGAAAAACGGGTACAGTAGGTATCTCTGCGGCTTCGGCACTCTCTTCGCCCAATATCTTAGTGAATGCTTCATTTTGTTTGGAAACCGCGTTCCCAGTATCAATGTTCATACCATATTTTCGAGCAAGCTCTTCTCTCTCATCATCTAGCGTTGTGTATATCACTGCACTATCATCTTCTGCAGGTGGAACATATCCGTCCAAATCAGTAGATCGCCTTATCTCACCATCTTCATCAGGAATGTTGTTCATCGGTAGATTCTTTATCTCCTCGAAAATGTTACTGTATGCGGAAGTTGTGTCTAAAAACCTGGAAGGGTCTATCTCTTCTGTAAAGAAGTTTGTATCGAGCAACCTTCTGGTGTCGATCTTCGTTTTGTTCTCTAATATGGCTATGTTTTCAAAAGAGTCTATTACTCTTACCACCTCGCCGCTCCTATTGTCTCTGAAGCTTCTGTTGCTTAGGCTCATCTATAGTATTTGTTTTTTATATCTATTATATATGAACTATCTCCTTTTGTTCAAAAAAATAATCAGTCTTCGCAAATCATTTTATACATCACCTATCTTCATTTCAAATTTTAATTGACCACAGCTATAAATTTTACTTATACCCATTTGCTCTATTATCTTTTCTCCAGTTAGGTTACCATCGTATCCCAATTTTATCAATTTGCTCTTTGTAAACCTTTGCTTGTTAACTCTTTTTCTATCGACAATATATTTGAAATCCGGCCTAAGCCTATTTATGAGATTAAATCCCAATCTAAAATATAGATTACCCGTACTCCAATCTAAATCAGCAAAAGATATAATTCGGATTGGTTTATATTCATTTAAAAAGTACTTTAAAATTTTAGATGCACCACCTGTAACGTTATATTCCAATTTGCTACAGAATCTGCTTAGATTCCATTCATTCGCACACATTTTTTTTCTACCCTCTGAATTATCAAATGTCATTATCGATACCAATTCGTCATCGTGATATAGACCTATTTTGATGGATGATCTTATATAGCCTTGTATATGATTTTTATCTAAAAATTCTCTGACTAATTTTGAGTCGTTTATTTTCTTTATCGTACATTTTCTCGCGTATATTTTTGATTTCGATTTTAGAAGAATATTGTCTATTTGGCTTTTGACTATCTCTCTTTTAAAATCCCAATCATCTTCCCATATATTAACAATTCTGATATCCTTCTCTTTAAAGAAATCAAGTTTGTTTGCATGGTAGTCTTTATCCAATTTATCATTACTATGCCAATATATGCCGTTAAATTCAAATCCTAAGTTCAATCCTGGTAAATAGATATCAATCTCTAAGCCATCTCTATAACTCGATATGATATCGCCACAATAAATCGATTCTATATAGTTTCTCAATTCCACCTCTTTTATAGATGAACTCTCTGATATAGGGAAACATTGTGTGCAGGTGCTTACATTTCTCAATTTTCTCTTATAGAAGTTGTCATAATCAATATCATAACTTTTAAGACAGACATCGCATTCAAATTCGTAATTTCTCTTACCTAAATATCTAATATAACCTGGTTCATTGGATATATTAAATTTTTTTCTAAAATCTTCAGAATACATATTAACGACATTATACTTACTTAACAAAGTATTTTTAGTATTATCTTTTACGATGTTGTTCATAGATGGAGTTTTAAATCCCCATAAAGACATATTCGTTAAATAAGTCTTTTTTTTAACATCTTCGTTTTTTGACGGAATTTCATATCCATACTTTTCAATGTTTGTCTGCTTTACTTTGTACATCAACAGATTTGATTGATAGGTGTAGCCACCCCATTTCTCAAATACAGTCTCTTTTATCTTTTCTTTTATCGAATCAACCTGACTCACATAACCCTTCCCATATTTTATTAAATTCGTATTGTATCTTTTGTCTTTTATTCTTTCTTTCTCCTCTATTGATAGACTTTTATTATACTCTTTAATTCTTTTGGAAATATCAGAAGATTGTTCTTTCAGCTTATGCCTAACAACGTCATTTATTTCCTTTACCTTTGATATGTGATCTACTCCCCACTTCTTTAAAATAGTAGCCTTGGTTTTATCCTTTACCGAACTTAGCTTATTGGTCGAATCAACTCCATATTTGATTAAATTTGTTTCCTTGGCTTTCAGTGTACCGCATTTTATTGAACAAGAAAACTTATTGAATGTGGATATGTTTTTATTATAATCTTTATAGCTTATATTTTTAATAGTACCACAATAATCACAACATGCTTCTATTTTTAGATGGGATCCTTTTTTCAAATCTTCAACTTTAATATCAATATACTTTTCATCGATATTGTATCCGAGATCTTTATAATAATTTGAGCTTTTTATTTTAATAGTCTTTGTTGTTAACATATATTATATATTAATGATGGGACTCCCTGTAATGTATTTTAACAACTTTAATCTGTTTGATTACCATCTATTGATATTAGAGTCTAATGCTTAACTTTCGCAATTTATATACAAAAAAAAATGTCCTCTTTTTTGAGGACATTTTTTTTGATTTCTTTAAATACTAAAGGTCAGAGAAGAAATCATCTTCATCGGCAGAGGCCACAGAAGTTGCTTGCTTTTTCTCTGAAAAGTTTTCATCAAAAGAAAAGTCATCTGATGATGGTTTAGCCTCAGACTTCGTGTTGGAATAAGAAGAAGACGCTTTTCCAGTCAAAAAGTTTGTGATTTCTGTAATCTTAGCTTGTTGCTCTTCCGTAAGCTTCTTAGGTGAGAAGTCCTCAAGCTCTACCGCTCTCTCTAACAAAAAGTTTTTAACAACTCCCTGTGCGTTAGGTGCGATTTTACCGTTTTCCAATGGTGTGTTTTTGAAAACTCCGTTTTTGAAAATAGGTAAAGACGTAGATTCTCCTTTGAACATACTCATCTTATAGTCAGGATAAGTCTCGTCACCTGTCTGTATTTTCTTAACGACTAATACGAAATCTTTTCCAGCAGATAAATCAAATACATTACAAGGAACTCCAGAGATTTCTCCGTTTTTCTCAGCCATAATCTTGTCTTTGATAGTCTTTCCATATTGGAAAACCATGATTTTTCCTACCATTTCAGGTTGTTGCTCGTCTTCTAATACTAAAACGTAAGAGTAATATTTCTTAGAGAACTTCAATTGCTTTGATTTCTCAATCAATACTGCATTTTTAGAGTTTTGCATTTGGTAATATAAATCTGTCAATGCACATTTCTCGTTGAAGTTTTTCGCTGAGTCGAACCATCCACTTAATTCTTTCGCTGATTTGATATCCACGTAGTGGCTGATCTTCTCGGTCGCGGACTGGCCTATCTTACCTTCTTGCGTTAAGTTAGGTAAAAATCTTACTACAGATCTCCATCCTTTCTTTTCGTCTTTTGCCATTTTAAGATCTACTCTGTAGATTCCGTCGTTGTTGTTACTTGATTTTGCTTCATTAAGAAAATCCATTTTTCCGTCTAAACCTCCATTAAATAGGTCGTCAAATTCATTTGTTGCCATAATTGCTTTTTATTTGTTTTTATTTACTAAACACCTTGTTCAGTTATTATTTATATTAAAAATGTGATTAAAAGTTTAGGTTATTTCGATTTTTTTTCATATATTTTCGGCCAAAAATAACACGATACAAAATACTTTCAATCATTTTTATTTTCTATAAATCTTTGATATATAAGTTTATTAGATTTTGAAATATTCTTTGGAACCATTTGACATTGAGTAACATACTTCATCTACATTTTCAACACTATGTCTGTATTCTAAGTCTTCGTATTTCTTACCACAGCCTTTCTTCACATAACAAAGTGTGATATGTGGTTTGTATTCTGGATACTCATTAGAGTTTGGAAACTCTGAAAGTTTGTTATTTAGATTTTGTAAAGTACTACTTGGCGCAACATTGAATTTTACTACATCAAAGTTTTCATTTTCGAATACTCCTATTCCTTCTATCTTTATATCTATACTTTCGTCGAGACCTTCGAATACAGACTTTACCTCATCTAAAGAAACCTCATTATGCAGTCCGTATAGTATTGTTACGTGTGGATTGCTCGGTATTCCATAGTTTTCACCTTCTACTTCATAGATGTCTTCTTGTTTTATAGTCGAAGTTATCTCTTCCCAATTTGATATAGGAACTTCCAGCATTACACAACCAAAATTGTATTGTACTGATTCGT